GGGCTTTCGTTGTCCGTTCTATCACTTGTATGGTAATGATTATTGCCTTCGGTGTACTGTGGCTCATTGGCTTTGAAGAGCAGACAGGTGACTTGGCTCCTATCGACGCTGTATTCCTTGAGATCCTCAAAGCTATTGCCTTCATGGGCGTAGGTGCTATGGGTGCTATCTCAGGTCGTAAAAGCTCACCAGCCCCTGTTGCTAAAGAAGGAGAATAATCATGCAGTTGAGTGAACATTTCACATTAGAAGAAGCTACCTATAGCGACACAGCTATCCGTCAAGGTATCGACAATCAACCTTCTACTGTCCAGTTGGAGAACATGAAAGTAGCTGCTGCTAAGCTTGAGCAACTACGTGCTGTTACTGGCCCTCTGAAGATCAACTCTTGGTTGCGTCTACCAGCTGTTAACGTGGCTGTAGGAGGCTCTAAAGTCTCCTCTCACATGGATGGTTGGGCTATCGACGTATCTAGCTCTAAATTGACTCCTTACCAATTGTGTCAGGAAGTCAAGAAGGCAGGTATCAAGTTTGACCAGATGATCCATGAGTTTGGTCGTTGGATGCACATCAGCTTTGACCCTGCTATGCGACAACAAGAACTGACTATCTATAAGCCAGAGAACAAGTACAAAGCAGGTATCCTCACAGAAGAGGAATACCATAAGGCGTAAGCCGTAAAGCCTAAAAAGAAAGCCCTCGAAAGAGGGCTTCTTAGTTTCTAAGGTTAGAAGAACAGGATTGCTATGTTAAAGAATCCTAAGTGGATGATGACAGCCTGACAGAACTCAAAGCTATCTTCATCAGTCTCCACTATAGCTTCATCCGTGTGGACAATACCTAGTACAAGACCTCCTGACCAGTTAAAATCTATTACCATGTTTCATCCTTCGAGTAGATCATGTGTGGTACTGAACGAACAGTAGGGAACTTCGCTTTGAAGTCTTCGATGGTCATATCCTTGCCTAGGTGAACCTCAACAAAGTCAACCCCTTCCGAGGTCAACTTCGTCTTCAGTTGCACACACGCTGGACAGTTGTCTTTTGTGTATACGATGGTCTTCATATTAGATCTCACAACCTCCAGCAGTGCAGGCCAAGGTCTGAGCGCCTTCTACGTTATCAGTCACTTCCTTCATTTGTTCCCAATCAATCGTTGACGGCATTTGAGAAGCCAGAGAATCATACTGACCTTCATCAATTGACTCATAGGGAGCCTGACGGTAAGTTCCACCATCCATCGGCAGATACGATACACCAGTGATCTCATCGAAGTTCTCCCATGTCCAAGCTCCTACTTTAGGCCATTCATTCTCATTGACTGAGATTGTAACTGAAGGTTTATGCTCACACCAATGACGCTGGAATGTCAACCACAGATCCAAGTGTTCAATAGCTGACAAGTCTTCACGTAGACGAGCACCTTCAGGAGTCTTTATCGGGAAGCTGAAGATCACAGTGGACTCAGGCTTCATGACACAAGGCTCCCAAGGGAAACCAGATTCCTTCAAGAAATTAGTAAGCGGATCTTTGGCATCAGAGCGTACACGACGAATGAAATAAGCACTGTGTTGAGGATGAATGCCGCTAGCAGTACCAGTGAGTTGACTAACAGTTCCCTCAGGCTTGACACACGTGATCGCAGCAGAAGGATTGATGCCAAGTTCAGCAGCAAGATGCTTATTAGTATCCACAGCGACATTCTTCAACTCCTCAAGGCGTGATGGCAGTTCTTTATCGTAAGCATCGTTGAGCAAAGCATTGTCCAAGATACCTGTCATTGAGACACCCAACAAGCGCTCCTCTTCAGTGTTAGTCTGCCACACCTTACGCAGATATGGGAAGCTAGTCAGCGTCGATTGGAAAGTTCCAAGGATCGTTGCAACAGCCACTTTCTCTTTGAGAGTGTCCACAGTGTCATCCGCACGCACAATAACTGAAGAGAGGTTACAGAATTGATAAGGACGGAGGATAATCTCAGAGCAAGGGTTAGTACCCCACTCTTTACCCAATACACGACGACCATTCTTACCTGCTTGAATCTCTGAAGCATAGCGGTTAAAGATACCTCGTTCACCTGAGTGTGATTCATAGATGTTGCTCCATTCACGCATGAACTGACCTACGTCAGGTTTGACATCGTACACAGCTGAGTTGTTAGCCAAGGCTCGTTGACCGTTGCCGTCCCACCAAGCACCTGCTTTAGCCTTAGCCATACGATCATCGCCTAGGTCAGACAAGCTAATCATCGCAGAGCGACGAACTCCCCCGACAACCACAACTTCCCCGATCTTGCACAGCAAATCATGGCACTCCAGTGTGGTAAGTTTACGACCCACTGCACCTTTGAATTTAGCAACCGCATACGTGAACAGATCAACCAGCGGCTGAGGGCCGGAGGCGCGTCCTCCAAAGGTCTTGAGACGCATCCCCGCAGCTCGTACATTTGAGACATCCCATTTAGGTACTTCACCTGCCCATAGCAAGGCCAAGACTTGTCGGAGAGCCTTTGCCCATCCTTCTTTGGAGTCTTTAACGTGAACCACAGTATTAGACTCATAAAGCTTTTCAGGGATTTCAGGTAAACGGTTGACATACTTCTGCTCCACAGAGAAACCTACACCTGTACCACACAGGAGAATGTACATAGCCTCATCGAAGGCTTTAGGGTCATCAATAGGTAAGTATGAACAGTTGTAACCAGCTACGTTCTGACGCTCTAGGGCATCACCAGCAGTCATGATTGAGCGCATAGAAGGCATAACGTCCAAGTTCAATACAGCCTTCTCAAGGCGTGAACGAAGCTCAGGTGTCAATGTATAGCCATTGTTGTCACGTAGGTGACTCTCCATGAAGTCAAAGTAGCGAGCTGTTGTCTCACTCCAATGCTCACGACGACCTTTATCGTCCAAATAGCGGCTGTAGCGGGACTTAGCAATGTAAGTCTGGTAAGGGGTCATTGTCATTCTGATTGTCCTGTTGTTGTTAAATTTTGAAGGGCACGCATTTTAGTACGATGAAATCATTTTGTCAAGATACCAGCGAGCTTTTTTGAGGTCTTCTACACCATTTTTGTCCATGAATCGCATTAAGTACTGCATAAGTTGTACATAATCTGTCATAAATAGAGGAGCATCTGTTATGATAGGAATGTCCCCACCATTATTAAACGAATCTACAGACCTTTCTACCAGTTTTTCAAGAACATCACGTACTTCGATGCCTAACTCAGCGTCTGAATACCGTTCAATCTCTTCTGGAGAAAACAGCATATAATGCTTTGGTTTGCTTACCACATCAAAGTCTTCAGCTGTAGTGCCATTAAAGCGTTGTTCCATTGGAATGTTCAATGCAGCCATATATTCCTCAATCTCTTTTACTGTTGGTTTCATCTTGTGAGTACTTTCGTTGTAGGTATTCAATGCTTAGGAACATCTCATCGAAGTGTCCGTCCTCTACTTCATTCATGACCAGTAAGCCTCGCCAATGACGGTTACTTAGCTGATCCATATAGTCTTCATCGTGAAGATAGTAAGAACCAGCCACAATAGCGCAAATAGGCTTTCCATCAGCACGTTTGCCATAGGCGATCTGCTTACCTTGCTGGTGACCAGCCACGCATGACATATGCAACTTGCTGATAATAGCAGCAGGAGAAGCGGCGGGCCTCCCCATAGCACCGACAGGCCAATAATGACTGAAGCCAACACCATTGATAAAAACAGGATGGAGGAACTCATGTACTTCCCAATCTTTCAAGTCTAGGTCATCATAGGTCAGAAGACCTTCCAGCATAGGGTTATTGTTAACAGCCCTTGTGAGGCGGTTCTCATGGTTACCCTTCAAGAAGACCATACGAGGCTTGTAGGCCTTGTGTTTAGCTTCCTTCTGACTCTTCTGAAGCTCTTTGAGAGGCGCTAGGAGCACTTCCATGCCCTTGTTACCTGCTTCTACGTCAGCTAGGTAGCGCTTACCTTCAAAGTACTTGCTACCTGCTTTGTCGTGGCTGGAGAGACTAGGGAAGTCCCAATGATCTCCAAGGTGAACCACGATGTCAGGACGGTACTCACAGATTGCTTTCCCTGCCCATGTTAGATGCTCCTGAGCTGCCTCAGGCTTACACTGTGTGTCTGGTATACAGAGGATCCTCATGCGAATAAGTCCTTAGTTGGTTGACCGAACATCTGTGACTCATACACCTCAGGGTGAGCTAAGAGAAGCTGTTGGAAAAGTTCATCGTTCAAGCTACGCCCGTATCCAGCATGGCCTTCTTCGTTCAAAGGGAAGTTAACTGAGTAGTACACCTGCTCTTTAATGTTGTAGCCGTAATGAGCTTCCATAGCATCTAAGATACTGTCCAAGACTTCTACCCAAGTTCCTTCATGTGGCTCAACAAGCACTGTATGGACGGGCTTTACCGTCTCTCCACACTCATCTACCCACTCAGGTGTGTACATCTCAAAAGCCCAATAACCATCTTCATACAAAGCAGGGTCTTCTTCTACGAATGCAGTAGGCTTAGTTAGCAGCGAGTTGATCTTCTCAATCTGTTCATTGAAGAACATTTTAGTCTTTTCAAACATAATTGTTTCCTTCTGTGTTGGTTTGATTATCAAATGAAAGTATTTGTCAAGTGTCATTGAAGTCTCCGTCTACTGGATGATACACCACCCATTGTGTCTCAAAGATTCCGTTTCCGTAGTCCTTGAGTACCTTAGATGTCTGTATCATTCTACACCCTAATCGAGGATGGTCAGTTACAAAGACCTTATAACACCCGTCAGTCCAATCAGGATGAAAGGGAGGAGGTTTATAGTGAACTACTAGCTTCGCCATTTATTACTTCCTTGATTGAAGGGAACTCAGCAAAGATAATATCACGACATTGCTCAGCTACGTCACGATGTTCCTTCTGTGTTGCAG